TACCGTTCCTTCTGACCGTCACTTTCGTGGTGCATGGTCATTGAGTGGCAAAGTCATATCAGAAGATATGGACGCAGCCAAAGTCATCTTTAAAGATAAGATCCGTGAAGTTCGTGGACCTCTGCTTGAAGCAGAAGACGTAGTGTACATGAAGGCACTTGAAGCTGATGATGCAGATGCAAAGACCGCTTCTGTAAATAAGAAGAAAGCCCTTCGTGATGCCCCAGCAGCATCTGCGATTACTAATGCAGATACAATTGCAAAGCTAAAAGCAGCTTGGGACACAAGTGTACTTGGTGATAGCCCTTACGCATAATGCGTGGGGCTTCCCTTGTTGAGGAGTAAGTAGATGGCGTTAACTAAAATTCGTGATGCGGGTCTGCCAGAAGGTTCTGTGCTTCAAGTTGTTAGTAATTTTATCACAACTGATTTTAATACAAATAGCACAAGTTTTGTAACAACGGGTCTTTCGCAGGCTATAACTCCAACATCTACTAGCAGTAAAATTTTATGTCTTGTTAGTATTCCAGGCTGGTATCTTAGCGGTTCGGGCGGGGAGTCTCATGTGACTGTTTATCGCGGTTCAACTAATTTAGGAACTGGGACAGCAAATGCACTTATGTATACAGTTAACGATCAATTACGCATACCATCTACAACTCAAGTTTTAGATAGCCCCGCCACGACAAGCGCAACGACTTATACCGTGTACGGAAAAGTGGGTTCCTCAAGCAACACTACTTACATTTCATATCCCTCTTATGGTCATTTTACAATTACACTTATGGAGATTGCTGGATGACTGATATTGGCACAGCCTTAGTACAATTAGCCCCAACCGCTGAGTGGACTGTTAGAGGCACAGAAATTGAGTGGCATAGCAAAGATATTTCTCAGCCATCTAATGATGCAATTAATGCAAAAATAGATGAGTTAAAAAAAGCAGAGCCTATGCGATTACTACGAGAAGAACGTAATAGACTTATTGCAGAAACTGATTGGTGGGCATCTAGTGACCTTACTATGTCATCTGCTCAAGTAAAATATAGGCAAGATTTAAGAGATATAACCAAGACCGCTACTTCATTAGACGATGTTACTTGGCCTACTAAACCATAAGGAAGACTAATGCCATACATAGGTAAATCCCCAGCAGTAGGTTTTCGCAATCGCTTTGTTTATCAGGCAACTGCGGGGCAAACCTCTTTTAGCGGCAGCGATGCTGACAGTAAAGTCTTGACCTATCAAGACAGTCTGTACATGGATGTGTACCAGAACGGTGTTTTGCTTAAACCAGGGACTGACTATGCTGCTACAACAGGCACAACAGTAGTCTTGGTCACAGGGGCAAGCCTCAATGACGTGGTTGAGATGGTCATATACGACACCTTTTCTGTTGCTAATTCGTACACCAAAACTGAATCAGACACACGCTACCCATTCAAGGGCAACAACAGCATCATCCGTTTGAACGGTCAGACCATCAGCGCAGACATCACTATTGATGCAGATGAGAATGGCGTGAGTGCAGGGCCAATCACACAGTCTGCAACCGTGACTGTTAACGGGTATTGGAGCATCGTATGACCAGTGTACTGAATGTAGATACTATTGCAGATAAGGCTGGTACTGGCCCTGTTGGATTGACGAAGCAGAGTGCAGCGAAGGCTTGGTCATCATTGGATAGCAGTGGTGGTTCAACGACTACTCAACACGGCAGTTTTAACGTCAGTTCAGTTTTGGATGATGGCACAGGGCAGTATGGTTTTAATTTTACAAACAATATGAACGGCGCAACGTATTCCTCTGTAGGTTCTTGTAACGATAATAGTAGTTACACACTTGTCACTAACTGGACAGGTGTTCCAGACGCATACACAAGTGGTAGAACTGGAATCGGAGTTCTAAATCATGCCACTAATGGTTATGTAGATTCAGATGTATGTATTGCTGTTTTAGGAGACCTAGCATAATGGCAAGCATACTCAAAGTAGATGACCTAAGAGGTAACACAGCGGCTGGCAACATTACGATTACCAGCGAGGGTGGCTCTGCGACTATGCAGTTACAGCAGGGAATGGTAAAAGGATTTGTAGGAAATTATAATTTAAGTGGTGGCGCACTTGGAGATAGTTTTAACGTCTCAAGCGTTACAGATTATGACACAGGTTATGCTAGACCAAATTGGAGTAACGCTTTCTCAAACGCTAATTACGCCCACGTTGCTATAGACGATAACTATGGAAATACTCAAGGCAGTATAAGTGGTCAAACAACTACTCAAGCAAGAGCCGTTTCTTACAATAGTAGTTGGACTCGTACTGATTGTAGATTTAATACCGTGGCTGTAGGAGACCTAGCATAATGGCAAGCGAACTGAGAGTAAACACCCTGAAAGATGCCAGCGGTAACAACTCTGTTGCCATGACATATGTGGCGGAGGGAAGTGCAAAAGCGTGGGTGCATTTTGATGGCAGTGGCACTGTTAGTATTGATGATAGCTTTAATATTGGTTCTTTGACAGATAACGGAACAGGTAATTACACAACTGCATTTTCTAATAATATGAACTCAGCTAACTATTCTATAACTACTGCTTGTAATTTAAATGGTACTCAAGCAGATATTGCTGGTTCTACAGCTAGAACATCAAGTCAAACAACAATAGATTGCTTGCATGACAGCGGCAGTGGCAATGATATGGATGATGTGTTTGGCACTTGGCATGGAGACCTAGCATGAGTAAAGCAGCAGAACTAGCCGCACTGATAGGTTCGCAATCAAGCCTGTCAAACAGGAATTTGATTATCAATGGCGCAATGAACGTGAGCCAAAGAAGCGTAAGTGAAACGGCACAGCATACAAGTGGGTACATAACTTGTGACAGATTTCTATTTAACTTTGTAAATGAAGATGAGTTACGCCTTACAGTAACACAAGAGGCAGACGGGCCAAGCGGGTTTTCTAATTCACTAAAACTACAAACAACTACCGCTGAAAGTGCAGTTGCGGCTGATGAAGAGTTAAGGGTAATATACAGGGCAGAGGGTCAAGACTTACAGTCATTAGGCTTTGGTACATCTGCCGCTAAAAAATTTACTGTTTCATTTTATGTAAAAAGTAGTGTTGCGGCTACTTATGGATTCAACGCCTATATTTATGACGCTAACAAAGTGTTTGGTCAGGCTTACACTATTAATAGCGCAAACACTTGGGAAAGAAAAAGTATTACATTTGACGCGAATACTGCCAGCGGCATAACTGATGACAATACGGCTGGGCTACAGCTTAATTGGTTTTTGATGGCTGGCAGTGATTACACATCAGGCTCTAACTCTAGTTGGGAAACATTTGCTACAGCAAAAAGTGCTGTTGGACATACGGCTAATGCAGTTGCTACGACAACAAATGCAACTTGGCAAATTACAGGTGTACAACTTGAAGTAGGTGAACAGGCTACACCATTTGAGCATCGGCTATTTAGTGATGAGTATAAAAGGTGCTTACGTTATTATTATAGGTCGCCAACACCTAATGGTGGTATGTCAGCAAACGAGACTTTCCCTTGTGTTGGTAACATGGATGGCACTCAAACAGGTGCTTATATGATTCAATTTCCAATTCCTATGAGATCCGCACCAACAGCTTTTGAGCAGAGCGGTACAGCAAGTGATTATTCAATACGGGTTACATCAGACGCTAACGGCACAAGTGTGCCCACGGCAGGCGGGTTTACTGCTGAAAACGCAATAATAAATTTAATTTCAAGTGGTGCAGGGTTTACAAGCGGACAAGCCGCTTTTATGAGGGCTGAAAGCACTGATGCGTTTTTAGCGTTTAGCGCAGAACTATAGGAGATATCTGTGAAAATATACACCGTAGATTATCAATTAGAAGATGGTACACAGATGTATGCTAAAGTTGATAACGATGACAAAATAAGACTTCATGCTACAGACAAGTATCCGCCTTTTCAGTCATGGCTCCGTGCTAATAGAGGTAGCTTGCCTTCAGACATTCAAGCCAAAATAGATGCTGG